GCCTTGCGCTCATCAAGCATGAAGCCTGTGTCTTCCATCTTCTTACAGACAAGAGCCACTTCATGTTCAAGCTGAATGCTCTTAGCACTGAAGCCTTCATCAGCCATAACTTTAGTTAGATGTAGGTGAAGTCTTCTAAGCAACAACACATCTTGCTCACAATACTTAGCCATCTCTTCAGACCATCCACCATCAAAGTCTGTGAAACCAATCTTGTGCTCTCCCAAACGAATGCCCCATGCCTCTAAACTGTGCAGGGATGGTACTCTCTGTCCTTCAATACAAACCATTTCAATATCAGGCTTGTACAGCCTAGACAGGATGAGAGTATCAACTAGCTTGCTTGGTTGAATGACAATGCCCCACACCTTCTGCAACACTGGTGCGTCAAAGCCAATGATGTTGTGTCCACACACTTCATCATCGCCTAAATATTGAAGCAACCCTTCAGGGTTTCTCCAGTGTGTAAGCACACCATCTTTCATAGTGATACACAGCCATACAGTGTCATGGCTTGTGTTTGTTTCTATGTCAAGATAGATCATGAGGAACGTAGATTGTGTTCAGTGTTTCAAAGCTGCCATCATGGTTCTTCTTAACCACAACACTTGTTCTAACCTTGCGGCTTCCAAGCTTAGGATGATAGATAGCATGAACACCAGCCACTGTCACTTCGTTAGTGTCTAGATTTAATTCTTCCTTATCCTCATCTCTAATGAAGGCACTGAAAAATTCTGCCTCTCCTGTAAAGAAGACAATTGGTTTCTGTTTCATAACGCCTCACCTTCCTCTTCAATATATTCCAACATCCTACCAGTGTGCTTGTTATAAAGCAAGTTACCAGCAGGGCCTGTGGTTCCACTAAACCTGTTCTTAAGCACACGAACCTTAGTCATGTTGCGTACCTGTTCTTCTTCTGCTTGTCCATTACGCTCAAGACCAATCACCATGTCACTAAGCTGAGCGATGGAGCCACTGCCCCTAAGCTGTGCCAACGAAGTGACAGCACCTTCTTCATGTCCCTTATCAGAGGGACGCTTCAAGTGGCTAACAATAATGAGAGCTATGTTTGTTTCTTGTACAAGCATACGAAGCTTGGTCATTATTTCATCAATGGCTTTACGTTCATCACCACTCTCTTGTGCAGACACAATGATTGATACGTGATCAAGGAAGATGTACTTACAGCTAAGACCCTTAGCCATGTAACGAACACGATTGATAATGTTATCTGTTGATGTGCTTCCGAAGTGATCAAACAAAAACAACCTGCCTGTTCCTAACGTGTTATCAAAAGCTCTCTTACGTTCTTCCTCTCCAACCTCATGGTCGGGCAGGTGCAATGGAACATTGGCTGCAAGAGACATGATGGATAAGCCTGTCTTACGAATGCTCTCTTCCAAGAACATAAGACCAATGTTGTCCTCTGTGTTTTGCACAATGTGCCACACAATTTCTCTGAGCACTTGGCTCTTACCCAACCCACTACCAGCAGTGATAGTTACTAGTTCACCAAAGCGCATACCATAGGTGAGTTCATTGAGTCCTTGCCAAGGATAGAAGCAATCTGCTGGAGCCAAAGGCTTAGACATTTCATCCCACAAGGTGGAGCCAGAGACAATACCATCTGGCACAAACTGTTCAGCCCTCCACCACCTATCTACAAAGGCAGCTTCCTTGCTTTCAGAAAGCCAATCACATGCATCCTTGTAATCAGGCAATGGTTTAAACACCTTGCACTTGCTACCGAAAAGCTCAGCCACTTCCTTAGCTGCCTTCACTCCATGCTCATCACCATCAAAACATACTATGATGTTTTCAAAGCTGTTAATATATTCATAATATTGCTTGCAATCTTTCAACGCAGAGCCAGCACCATTACGTATGGACACAACAGGATACTTAGATCCTGTCATCTGGTATGCAGCCAGTGCATCAAACTCCCCTTCCACTATTGTGAGATAGCGCCCACCAACAGGGAACAACTGCTGTCCAAACAATGTACCCTTACCCCATGCACCAGCAGTGGAGAAAGATTTTTCTTTTGTGCTTCTAACTTTTGCAGCTACAAGCTGACTGTCCTTATCGTGATAGGGAAAGTACAAGTTGTTGTCACACTTAACAACACCAAACTTTTCCATTGTTGCTTTAGTGATGCGTCTGTCAGAGACGGACACTGACATACCTTCTCTGTATTGTTTAAGAAAGGATGTGTCCTTCACTTCTGTTTCTTCTGTAAGCATTGTGTATGTTTCCTCTGAGGCTATGGTGGTGGGAGTGAATGTATTACATACAAAGCACTTGGTTGACATGTCATCATTTATTGATAGCCCATCTGAACTACCACAATGATGGCAAGGCTGATGTGTTTTAATAAATGTTAAAGATTTATTTCCCACGCTACTCCTTTATAAGTTATGTCGTGTGTCTTTAAAATGTTACAGTAGGCATCAAAAAGTTGATGCATCCTACTGTTGTGTAGTGCTGTGATGCCAAGAATTAAATTGGCTTGTTCATCTTCTGTCATAGGTATTGGTCTATCCATCATAGCCCATAAAAAAAGATCTAAGTCTTCTTTTGTAGTCCATGCTTGCATTATTAGTTGTTCTAAATCAGTAAACTTCATAGATGTTTTTCCTTATGTTCTTTAGCTATTGCTTCGTCCAGAAATATTTGACCACAAATAAGACAACGCCACGCACAACTTTCCACAATTATAGTTTCTTTGTTGCTGTGTTGTCCACGCACCCTTCCAAAAAATGTTTTAATTTTTTCAAGCACTGTTTTTCTTTTTGAGTTTGGCTGCTGCCCATGCAACTCCTTGGTCAAAGGTGTCGGGCATGTCTTCAATTTCTTTCCAATCCTCATCCGTCAACCCCTGCCATGTAACTTGTTGTTTTTGCAACTTGACGTAGGCTTCTTTGGCGAACTTGATTAAGTTTTCTTGACTCCATACATCAAACGCTGGCATTTCGTTGTCTCCTGCTTTCAATCATGTGTTCTTCTCCTCAGTGTAGCCGTTCTTTTGCTTGAGTTTGGCCTCGACTGCGCTTATCAATGGCGAGACTCCAAAGCTGTTGTCTCGCAAATAATCAAATTCTTCATCTGTCAGCCCAACCCATGTACGCTGTGGTCTAGCACAATCCATACAGTGATCTGGTGGGTTTTCATCGTTACCACCGCAGTATTCGCAAAACACAGGCTCTGTGTTCTGTGGTGGGTATTCCACCGTGCCTGTCTCTGCATTGAAATACTCGCACTGAAAGCAAGCGCCTTTGCAGTCTTCGTAGTTGGGGCATTCCTGCATTGGCCGGGGTGGCTGTGCCAAGGCTTCACGCTCTTTGGTGGCTATCAGTTTTGCAAAGTGATAGCGGGTAAACATTTCACCATCTTCAATAGACTGACGCATAGCCTGTTGCCACATGGTGTCGATTTCATCTTGTGTCATTTCTTATCCTTCACCCACATACAATCAAAAAAGATACGCATCATCAAGCGCACAAACCAACTCGGTTCTTTGCCTTTTGATGGTCGATACATAATGCCCATGCTGTCGGGTCTGCTGCCAAACAAATAGCACTGCCACTCAGAAAGTTCTGGCGTTATTTGGAATTTGTATTTTCCTTCCACACTAAATTTGACGGACTGCCCATCAAGTGTTTTGTACATAACCTCTTTTCCTTGTGTCATGTTTCCCTCGCTTTCAGCATGAAGTCTGCCATTTGATAACAGTTCTTGGCTACAACATCATCATCGCAGTCTTCCAGTTTGTGATTGGTTAAAACTGCTTGCATAGCCTTCGCCGCAAAGTAGTCACGCAGACTCATGCCACGACCTTGCTCTGCTGGGTTTATAGGTTGTGGAAATGCTTGTGGGTTGTTCATGTTTGTACCTTTGCTGCTAGATAAAGCCCAACATTACCTAAGCTATAACCAATAAAGGCTATGCCCAATCCTGTATTACCTTTTAGCAGCAGATCTACAGCCACCACCAAATACACCACACCAATCATTGCTATAAGCCAAGCACTCATACCTTCACCTCATATTGTTTAAGCACAAGCTGCAAAGCAGCAAGCAACTCTTCGTCTTTAATGTT